GTAGCCACACCTCCGCTATCGGGGTATGGTGCGCTTTCAAAGCCCTCTATACCATCACTACTAATTAATGCTAAACAATTTTTAGATGGTATCATGCTACTTTATTATTTTCCAATTCTTTGACACGATCTTTTAATGCAGACATATTTTCTTGTATATATTCTTGTCTTTGATTAATTACAGCTAATGTAGTTTTCATTTCTGCCATATTATCTGATATTTTTTCGACTGCTAATTGTGTTCTTTCGCTAGTTTCTTGGGTTTTTTTACTAGAATTGTAAAATATTCCCCAAAAAAATATACCTGTGCATAAAGTAATTAATAAACCTATCCAGTTTGGTAAATTATCAGTTATCATTTTGTAATCTTATAAAATCTGTTTAACCATATGAATATATATAATGCCATTAATACGTCTAATAACACAAAAAAGCCATATTCCCCAGTGGGACTACTTAATAAAAAATCAAGCACGTCCTCAATTGTATACCAAACGTTACGCAACAATAAAAATATATATACTGCTGCATACCACCACATACAATCACGCAATGTTTTATCTTCAAAAAATAAAGATAAACTTAACCATATCGCAGACACAATAGCAGTAAATAAATTTATGGGTTTGTATGCCCATGCATATTTAATTGCATCTGCATACCATAACCACCGCCAACAGGAATACCAGATAAATAAAAATATTCCTAATGTTGTTATAGGGGTTAGTTTCATGCATTAACATGCGCCAGCCAGCAAAATACATCTGCTGCCATTAACACATCTAATAACACAAAAATTGCTTGTTCTTTTTGTGTATTCCAGCTTTGATTAATATATGCGTAAGCATCTTCAATTGTATACCATATATTACGTATAGCTAAGAATCCACCTATACATTTAAATATTTGTAACCATGTTGTAGCTGTTTGAGTAAATGCAAATAATGTACATGACAAAAACGCAATAGAAGTAAATGCAGTTGCCATATTTATAGGTGCATTAGCCCAGCTATAATCACGTTCTGGATATTTTTTACCAGCATAACTAAACCACCACCAGCGAAGGCAACTATACCATACCAATAATACAAACGTTAATACCTGAAAACTTGTGTGAACATTCATCCTTTTTTTCCTATTAAATATGCAAATAAACCTTGTACTGTTGCAGCTGACCCTAATAATATATCCATATTTATTCTAAACTGAGAATTTGTATAATATAGCCAAAAACCTAAAATCCCAACAAAAGTACTTGGTTTAAATGTGTGTTCTTTACAATAAAATTTAATCCATAAATAACAATCAGCCAGAATAAATAACAATAATTCTTTGAAGCTCTTAAATTCTGGTTTTTCGTTCATTAGTTATAAGTAAGTCCATTAATTACCAAACTATTTGTTGTGCCAAAACTATATCCACCCGTTAAAGATGTTATTACTAATGCAAAAGTTGTAGCACTTACAGTATTTGATACATTAATAGTTCCATTAAAAATTAATGTATGATGTACCCCATTGGCACTGTCTGAAATAGACTGAGGCAACATGTTAATACTAATACTACCTCCGGCAACTGTTGGGGTAAGCGTAAGCGAACTTGAACTACCACCAGGGTTATTTGATATTAATTCTATTACAGCAATTACATGATATATTCGGGTTTGCGGTAAAAATGTAACTGATGTAGTTCCAACAGTAATATTATTAAACGTTGTTGCACCATTGTTTAAATTTAAATACCCAGCCGGAGAAAGTGCTGAACCAGTAAATCCTTGCATATTTGCAAAAACAGTTACACCGGGTAATGTAGCAACCGGAATACCTGCAATTGTATCTCCATTAGGAATTAATCCAGCAAACGTAGTAGTATTACGATTATAATTTACATTTTGTAAAATTGTATCACAAGTTCCTGTAGCTGTAATTGCTGAATACGTTTGTGTAGTTGGATTATAAAAAGAACATGTATTAATAGATAATAAATTATTTGCACCTGCTGGAGCAACAAAAACAGAATCTTTAATTAAAGGAATATTGTTTAAGTAAACTTTTCCTGAATTATGAAATACCCTTAAAGATGGACAATCAAACGCGTATAATGTTGCTAATGATGCCCCATCTAATCCAATTATTAAATCACCAGAATCACCTGGACGACAATTATTAGTAATAATTTGAGATGTGGCAGGGCTTGTTCCTCCTGTTGAATTAATAAATCCATCAATTTTACAATTATTAAATTGTATTAATCCGTCCCATGTGCCTCCAATAACCATCAAATCAGAATTATCAGTGTAATTAATATTACATTTATCAAAAAATACTCCGCCAATAACATTATCCATGCTTATAGCATAAGAAAACCCAACAGAACTAATTTCTATGCCTTGGCATTTAAATCCAATTCTATTATCTAATGTAAGTGGTGTGGTATCTGTTAAACCAAGAAGAGTAAAATTTGTTGCACCTTGCAAACTACCAACAGCTAACCACGATTGATAATCATAATTTACCACAACCGATTCATTACTATATCCATTTGGAGTTAAAATAATTACCGTTCCATCAGTTCCAACAGCGTTAGACGCCGCTTGTATGGTTTTATAAACATTATTATAGTTGGCGGATAGCGTAGTATCTACATATGCTATTTTTTCTTGATTATATGTACTAATTAATTTCCAATCCGTCGCTGTAATTGATGGTGTTTGAGTAGTTGTGCCAGTAGGTTTAACACATCTCCATAATGAACTACCGTATGTTACTATGTCCGCTAAAACATATAATTTACCTGCAATAAAAGATAATCGGTTAATTGCATTAAACCCGTTATCACTATCTATGACTGTCCCCGCAAAATTATACGCTCCACGATCATAATCAAAATTTAAAAATTGACAGGCTACAGTTCCAGTGCCTGTAGGTATTGCATAAGCCCCAGTTGCAGGATTACGCATAGACGAATTTGTTATTATCAATTTATTGTTTGCACTAGCACTTGCCGATACATCTAAAGTGCTTATGTATGGTACACCATCAATAAATATTTTTCCTGCAGTATGACTTAATATATTGACTTGTTTACAATTATTAATGTGTACTTCAACATTGCAACTTAAATTAATACTTATTACATTATTGTAAGAAAAACAGTTAGTTATAAATATTTTATATGCCGCTGCTGGTGTTCCGCCAATATTTATGGCTTGAGCAATATTGCAAGAATCAAAATAATAATCACCTGTCCATGTGCCACTAAACTGAATAGCTGGTGATATTGGGGTTGCTGCTGAAATGGTAAAATTACAATTATAAAAATTACCGTACCCAAGTGAACCAGTTACTATATCTAAACAAGGGCTGTCAACAGGGTTTATAAACGCGATATTTGGACATGAAAAATGACTGCCACCACTTGCCATTGTCAATGTACGATGATATGCCCCTACTTCTTGAACAGCACCAAAAGCACCTAAAAATTGATTTTGTCCAGTTATAACAAGATTTTCGTTGTATACTTGTTCAAACCCGTATATTAATGCTGCACCACCATTACCCACATAATTTAATGCTGCTTGACAAGTTGCAAATGGATAAGAACCATTGCCGGTAGTGTCATTACCAACAAAGATATTTACTGTAGCAAATTTTATATAATTAACATTGCTTGCTTGTCTCCACACTGTGCTTGAGGTAGAAGGGGCATTGCCAATAGTATTTGCAATACATAACCAGATATAACTATTGTAAGTAACAAAATTGCCTGGTACATAATTTGTCAATGGATTGTATACTACATTTCCAACTGCCGGAGTACCGGATAAATCCGCATAATCCACCTGTGTCCATGTTTCAGATGTTGCAGTTGTACCATTTCCAAGTGATTTTAAAAACTTTGGTGTTGTAGTTATATTTCCTGCCAAACGTGTAGGCGCACCACTTGCCCCCCCAATAATTAAATCGCCTAAAGTTGTCATTGGTTGGTTAGCGGTTATTTTTGTATTTAAATTATTTACAATTGTTTGATTTGATGTATTAGCCGTAGATGTGGTTGGGTCAGTAAGCGTTATATTAATACCATTTCCAATTGGATATAATGCTTCACCAACTAAATCAGAATCTGCCATCAATAAAATAATTTGTACATTCCAATTTTCAGTACCTGTACTTGGTAAAGTACAAATTGCTTTATAATTTGGAAATAAAAAATCAACAATTACATCTCCATTAAAATTTAATATACCTAAAGCATCTGTACTTTGATTGCCTATAGATTGATTAATAAATTCAAAAGATTGATTAACACGCAAAGTCGAAGCTTCCGGCAATATATATTCTGGGTTTACATTGTTGCCTTTGTATCTTTGAATAGGTGCACTAGCATTAGTTAAATTAATTGCATTATCTATAATATTAATATCTTCATTTTGTATTACTGCATTAATTGCAAAATTAGAATTACTATCTCTTTGTACTAAAGTAGAAGGGGTTGGATTTGGAGTTCCTGTTGGAGTTCCTGTTATATCCGTATATGCTATTTGTGTCCATGTTTCAGCCGTGGCTGCAGAACCTGTACCAAGAGATTTCAAATATTTAGGTATTGCAGTGGCATTTCCAGGCAGTCTAGTTGGTGTCCCACTTGCCCCGCCTGTAATTAAATCACCAAGTGTTGTCATTGGTTGATTATTTGTTATATTATTAGCATTTTCAGTATCTTGATACTGTAATGCACCTAAAGCATAGCTTAGTATTTGCCCATCTGCAACGGTATCATTAACTGGTGCGTAATTTACACCAACAACAATATTATCTGTGTTGTTACTAAGTACTGCTCCTGCCGTCCAAAGTCCCGTAGATAACACATAAATAAAAGTTTGATTGATTTCTAAACTTACCCCACCCGGAGTATTGCTACCTGCTACTGATGTTAAATACCAATAGCCATCTGTTCCAACCCCATTTGTTAAAGTCGGTGTATTAGTTGACGCATTGTATAATCCTTGATATTTTGCTGGGTCTAACGGATTTGAACCGCCCCCACCAGAATTATTAAATGACAATGTATTTGCTATAGGCATGTTATTTTTCCTTAATTTGTATTTGCATTGTTATATCTAACTGTAACGCCTACGGGGTTTACAGTGGCGCTTTTAACTATTCGTATTTGTATATGTGTTTGCCATAAATCTAACCAATTTGTTTGGACATTTAATATAAATTTATCGCCTTTATATATTGCATCAAACCAATCCTCTAGAGCTGGATCATAGATTTGTATTGTTGATTGTTCAGAGCCTTGATAACCATTTGAAATAAGGCTCATTGCTGTACCATCCTGAACCAACACTGTTAATTCAGAAGTTGCAGCATTTGTTGTAGCTGGAATTATTATTTTTTGTGTACTCATTTTTTACCCTTTTACCATTCTATTAAAACAAAACCATCACCGCCATTAGCACCGTGGCTAAAATCAGTACCGCTACTATTATTTTGTGCGCCTCCGCCTCCGCCTCCGCCCCCAAGTTTTCCATTGGTTGCATTAAGTGCGTCGCCTGGTGTTCCATTGCCCCCGCCACCATTGCCTCCGCCCCCAAAAACGCTACTGCCTCCATTTCCACCACTTAATGCGCCTGTAAATGTTGAGCTAATAATAGTATTACCTGTTCCACCACCTATACTGTCATGTAACCCGCCTGTTATTATTCCATTACGATACGCTTCTGCAATAAATGTACCATTACCTCCGGGAAAACCTCCTGATAAACTTACAATTCCGGTAATTATGGTAGTTCCCCCTGTTGTTCCCCCCTGGCCATTAGTAGCGCCTCCTGCGCCACTACTTCCCACCATAATAGATAAAGTATTTAATGGGGTAACGGTATATTCTTTTTTAAATATAAATTCCCCGCTTGATCCTCCGCCCCCAGACATGCAATAAGTAAGTTGAGAATTCCCCGCTGCCCCTCCGCCTCCGCCCCCAGACGCTGTTATATTTAATTTATTTATTCCCGCTGGTATTTTAAAAGAATGTGAGCCAGGGGTATCAAATAACATTTGTCCATGGCTACCGCCAATTTGTGACCAATGTGTGCCATCATTTATATAGCTGGGAGTGGTTACAAAATTAAATGTATTGCTATTAACTAATGATACCTGCCAGCTATTATTACTAGCACAGAAAAGCACTATTCCTGCCGGATAACCGCCGTATTCATCGCTAACTGTTTGGTCAAAAGTATATGTACCTCCGCATTGTTGCCAAAAACAAAATTGTGAATAAAGATTAATTACTCCGTTCATTTCATCACGTTTAACGAATAATCCACCTAAACTATATTTAGTGCTTTGCAGCGGTGGGAATCCAGTATCTTGATTTGCTAATGTTGTACTAGCAATTACAGGAGGTACTACGAAATCCCCGTTTGTTGCAAAAGGTTCTAAAATTGTATTTGGTTTAACTATTGCCATTATAAAATTACTCCTTGTATTATTATGTAATCTACCCCTAAAGGTATTGGCATAAAAGCCCTGTCGCTAAATATTGCGTATTGAAGATCATTAAAATAAAAATTAACTTTTAAAGTTAATTCCATTAATCCAGTTTCAACAAATTTTGCTTTATGGGCTGGGTCTATTAATTGCACAACTACATTCATGCAATAATTAAGTGCGCCCAAAGACGCATTAGTATTTAAATTAAAGTACTTTAACCTAAGCAATAACCTATACTGGTCATCTGTTAAAGTATTAGCTACCATTTGCCCACCCCAAAAATTACCGTTATCAAAATTCTGTGGGTATCCTGTGTCTAATGGTGTAGGCGTTTCGCCAGTATCAAAACCAAAACATTTAGTTAAATCAGGGGTATATACCACTCTCGGCAAATTTAATAACTTACCCCAATTGTCTAACCCGTCTCCAATACAAGTATTTATATTAAAAAAATCATTATAAAAAGTATCTTCATTAATAGTTAAATACGGTGCTAATCCGGCTAATAAATTGTTTAAATTTGTAGCTTGATCGAATTGGACATACGTACTATTTGTATATATTGCCATTAAATCACCGTTACTAAAACATTTGCTGCTATTAATGTTGGGGCTTCTGTTATGGGTAAATCAAGGACTAATGCCGGAGTACCTGCTGTTACTGTTTGTATAGTTAAATTAGTAACACCTGACACCCCTAAATTTGCCAATGAACTATAAAATCTACTAGCATAAATTGCTACACCCATGCGGGCGGGCGGTATAGTTCCAATCCCGTTATTAAAATTATTTACACAAGCGTTTTGAATTTGAGAAACTATGTCAACAGGGTATAAATCAGAACTAATAATTGATATATTTAATTGAACTGGTGCATCAATAGCGGTTTGCCAAGTCATGTCTTCTGTTACCCAACTAAAATTTGGATCAGTATAAGCATATGTAGTATCCCCATCCATACCACAACCAGCACTGCGCTTTGTGTAAAGTATAGATGCTATTTCTTGTTGTGTACCGCCATAAACTGATAAATAAATAGAATGTGGCGATACTGTTACTCCGTTTTTGCTAATTGGTGAATTAGTATAATTTTCTACCAAGAAAAAATCTATTACATCGGCAGTATCTAATAATGCGCTATTAACTGAATTAAATGTGCCAGAACTATTTAATCCTTTAGCATATTTGATTGTATTTCTGTAACTATAATCAGTTTGAGCATTTGTGCCAGTTATGCCATCAGTAGCATTATTAACAGTATCCCAACCAGCTAATTGTTGTACAATCCGGTTTAATGTGCCTGCGGTACATGGAATAGGTGCAGCTACTAAAGATTTGAATTCGCCACTACCAACCCCTGCAATAATTGTTATAGAATTAGGGTTATAAAAAACATCTCCATTGGTATTTAATATTTGACTATTAGCTGGTATTGTAGTACCTGATAAGCCCGTTACTTGGCAAGTTACAACTGATTGTACTGCTGCTTTACGGTTAATGCTTAGCCATGCGCCTAGCCCGTCTAAATAAACCCCAGCCGCTACATCTGGGTCATAAACATACGAATATAGATTTGTTTTTGCAGCTTCAACTTGCAAACCCATATTAGTAAGTTCTTGAATAAATACACCGTTTATAGTAGTAGGAGTTAAATTTACTCCTGACCCAAAAGTATTTATAAATACTTGTTGCACGTCTGCTAATTCTTGGCTTGCTGAATTAGGAGTAAATCCCACCAAACCCGGTGCTGATACAGCCATGTTAAAATCCTTTATGCACTTAAATTTATGCTTTGTCCGTTATTTAATGTAATTGTAATTGTTGTTTGTTCAGTTCTTGTTGTACCGTTAAAATTAAAAGTCATGCTAGATATTTCTTTTATTCCATATTCTGCTAATTGAGTTTTATTTAAAAAATCATTAATTAACAAAATTGAATTTGTCAAGTAATAGCGTATTAAACTCTCCGTAATATCTGGATTACCCAAAATAAGGTTATACGGCACTCCAAGAAATACATCAAAATTATATTCACCACGCCACATCCATAAAGATTGAACAACGCTTTGCTGCACATCATCCACACTTCCTACAGTTACCAAGTTACCGCCAGCATCTATATAAATATCATTAAATGCTATGCCTTCTACTGGCTTTTGAGTATTCCAATTAGTAGCAAACGCCGTTGCTGGATAAGATGAATTAGTGGCTATAAATGTCATTTAAACCGCTCCATTTACTTTAGAACTAAAACCATCAGTAATAGTTATTGGTACATCTGTTACACCGCTTCCTGCTTGTACTCCGCCAATGGTAGCCGTCATTGCAACCTTACCAACTAATACAGGTTGTTTAGTTCCATTGCCTAAATTTACAGTATCAGCATTTACATTAGCAGTATCACAATTTACATTAATAGGTAAGATAGGGGCTGTTAGTTCAATGCCTGCGCTAGTAACTTTAATAAATATATTTGGTAAATCATTGCTTAATCTTTTAACAATAATTGCATCAGCTAAACTAAATTTTCTGTAGCTTTCTGGGTTATTTTTTGCCCATTCTTTTTTAATAATTGATATATCACGTTGACTAAATACAACTAATACTTTATCGCCAATTGCTGGTTCAATAATAAACCCCGCATTCCCGCCACTTTCAAGAGCGTATGGCACGTTGTAAATTAATGGGGGGTCATAAGGTGTGCCATCTGCTCCAATTGTATTATTTAGCGGTTGTATAGTGTATGTGCTGCCTGTTATTTCTTTTATCTCGCATGGCAAACAAGTATTAACCCCTAAAAGTATTTGATTAACTGCATATTTAATAGTATTTGCTTGAGAAAATCCCACTTCTTGGGACATTGTTGTACTAGCTGTCATGACTACCCCGCAACTGGTAAATTAAATTTAGTCGGATTAAGTTTTAATTTGCTTTCCCATTTAGCTCCTCTATTTTGTAAGGTGTGTGAATAACCATTAATCCACCACGTGCCATTAGCCTTACTTTGATACATTGATTGTATATTTATTTGCTGTCCAAACTTTATGGCTGGGTTAAATCTACACCTAACATCTACCCCTAACTCAACTAGCATAGGTGAGCCTAACATTCCATTATCCATACTTAACGTTAAAATATCATTTACATATGGCGTGCCTTTTGGGGATATATAAACTGCATTATTAACAAGTTTCATCTGGTAACCATAATCATTACATGCGCTTTGTAACTGAGCTATCCAACTTCCCATATACAACGGGCAATTAGTTGTGCCAATTACATTATTAGAGTTATAGATAATATTATCTGGCGACTTTTGTACAATTCCTTGAAATAAGGTATTTAATGGAATATCGCCAGACGGGTTTGTTGCCGAAGCTACTAAATTTTGGTTATAAATGCCACTATAACTTTCAATAATAAACGGTCTATTAGTATTACTAAAATCTGTACCAGCCCTATATACCTGTCCCTGAAATATCAAAGGTGGCATATTATTGCTATCAACTGTATAACCTGCGTAAACCTCAACTGTATTAGCGTATAATTGTGCTGGGAATAATTGATTAAACCTACTAAATTGGTTACAATCATCTGCAGTCATGCCGTATATAGTTATGTATGCGCTATTAGGTTCTAATCCCGAAGCTAAGGTTATATTTACCTCAGCAGTCAAACTATTACGATCTGAATTACAAAATATAGTCTTAACGTTCTGGGTAGTTCCATCAGCGGTTGGTGCGCTAGGAAATGCTCCCTCATCAAGAATTAATCTTATCGCCATGTAGCGGGTAAGCATCTCAGTAGCATTAGTTTGAAGACTCATATACCAAACTCCGCTTGTAAGGCTGCTTTATTATCAATAACCCATTGCGCATAAATAAGAGACAGGGCATCATAATCACTATAATATAATTTCCCTATAGTACCTAACGTTTGATACTGAGGGTCTAAACCATCCTCATCCCACCAAAATAAATATCCATTTAAACTACTTGCAAATTGATTAACATAGCTGCCATGGTTTGCTCTCATCCCCAATATGATTGGGGTGCTACCTAAATAAACATCACAAAATAAAGATACATCTTGCAAATATACATTAACTGTTATTTGTTGATTATTAAGCACAACTGTAACCTGTTGATTCGGTATAGGGTTTAAAGGTATCTCAAGCAGCATTTTAGCCTCCAGCCATTATCACAGAATTATCATTTGCCGGGACTATTGCTGTTTGTGTACCATTATCCACTTGACTTGTATTAGCGGGGTTTGCTACTTGATTTTGTTGTAATGATCCATATTGAGTGGAAGTAACAATTCGTATTTCTTGGAATTCTAGATGTGCTACTAAATTATTATGATCGGGAGTAATATCGTAATCATAATTAGTTAATTTAAGATTTGAATATTGCCTAAATAATGGATAATTGCCTAAAACTGTTAATAAAGTTAAATTATGCAAATATGTATCTAATTGTGTTCCAGTTTTAGCTAATTCATTCCTATAATCTTGGTTAGTATATTGTGCGCTAGTTGCAAGTGGACATACCAAACCAGTTAATTTGAGCGTAAATGGAGTATCGTGTAAACTATCTTGGGCAAATTGCCCATTTTCTAAAGGTTCATACGCTATTTCTACTTGATTTTTATATGCCATATCATATAAGCTGTTAAATGCAATCGCTATATACTGATCATTATTTGTGGTTGTAGGAGTTGCTGTTATTGCCTCATTAGTGTATATATAAAAAGTATAAACTTTAACTTGGGGTATAAATACTCCTACAACTTGGTCAACAAAATTAGTTAAACTCATGCTAATATTCCACTAGAAAAAGCATAACCAGTTTTAGTAGATTGTGACATCTGATCAACAAATTGTTGTTGGTTAGCTATACCGGGTAAATTTAAATTATTAATATTAAAACTAGTTTGAGTATTGCTAATATTACGTTGTTGTCCGGTATTTTGAATATTTGCTGAACTAGGTACTATTTTATTACCTAATCCTTTTACAGCATCATATCCATAACTACCTCCTGAGTATTCACGAATTGCAGCATCTATATTACCGTGATGCTCTTGCAAATTTTGCATCATCATTAGTTTATATGTATCGTAATTATTTTTAGGGTTTAAATACCATTCTGCCGATTGAGCAGGCAAACCTTCTTTTGCTCTTGCTTTATTACCCCAATTAGGTCTAATTTGATAATCGCCATACGCACCATTGCCAGTATTAGTTTGTTTACCACCTGACGATTCAATCTGTTTAATACCCGGAGCTATTTGTTCAATAATGCTAGAAAAATCTGAGTTTTTTTGTGTCCCATATTTAGTCATAACTCCACGCAATCTATCGTTATAACTTTGTTCTGCTTTACTTATTTGCCCGTCTTTGGCTCTAGGTATTTCATTTAAATAATTTAATAATTTTGGCATAAAATAAACTAACCCGGTTAATCCGGCTAACCATGCTGTAAATGGATTTGCAGCTATCATTAATCCCGCAGCAATTACCAAAGAATTAAAAAAATTTTTTACATCATCTTCATTATTTTGTAAATAATTGCCAAATGCAGTAAGCCCACCAGTTAAATTATCTATTTCAGGTATAATATCCACAATTAATTGATTGCCAACAATATCAAAAGTTTGTTTTAAATCATTTAATTTGTTATTAGCATTTTGTAATTTTAATGCTTGATCATCCGTTACAACACCTAATTTTTGTATGTGTCGTATAGCATTTTCTAGTTCTTGTGGATTTTTAAATTGTGCCATCAATTTAGATAAATTACCAATACCTAATCGATCAGCTAAAGGTTGTGCTACATTTAATGGTAATTTATAAAGAGAATTAATTGTCTCTTGAGTTAATTTGATTATATCTTTACGTTTGCCGTTCTCAAAAGGACTAACACCCAGAACATTTTGTAATATATTCAATAATTCAGGGTTTTTTGTTAATTGCGCATCATTGAGTTTGCTATATAAGGTGGTAATAGCTGATGTATAATCTTCGGCTGTTCCCCCAGCACGAATCATTACTTGTTGCCAAGTATATAAGTCCTTAGCACTTGTTTGTAGATTATTAGATAATACGTTTAGTCTACTGCCAGCAGTGATAAATCTATCTGCCAAATTTTTAGCAAAATCCAAACCAAAAGCACCGACCAACGTATTAGCTGCACGACTTAATTTAGTTTCAATATTTTTGGCAAAGTCATTAATTACTTTTTCATTTTTATCAGCCGAGCTTTTTAATTGCTTATCATCAAAAAATACTTTTATTACTAATTCATCAACTGTTGCCATTTTATTTTCCGCTTGGATTATTATTAGTTTGTAATATGCGCATGTTGTAATTGTCAGTCATGACAATATCTAACATTGTAACTGCATCATCATATGTATAATGTTCTTGCAATTCCTTTAATGTACATAATTTGTTAGAGATTAATATGCCAAATATTTGCCATGTGTTATAGTGTACAGTCCCTGTTGTGTTATCGCCCGCATATACATTTCTAACAAATTTTATGGCTTTGGGACTGTATTTTCCTCAGACATACCGGGTATGTATTCACCATAGTTATGCACAAAAGCAGTTTTAAGTAATTTCCATAAATTAAAACCATCTTCTACTAATTTACCAGTATAACCAGGTGATGATTCATTTATAGTTAATTTAACTAATTCATTTCCATTTTGATAAGAAATGCAATTAAACAATTGTTCCATAATATGATATTTGTTATCTTCCATTTTAAAAAACAATGATTTTAAAAGATTAAATATAAAATCTGCTGTTTCGGTGGTAGCTGTTTTATAAACTGCTTGATCTACTTTTTCGGGATCATAACCTTTAATAGTCTCACCATTCATAAATCTGTTGTTTAGCCATTGGCGAATAATATTACTATCCATATCTTTGGTAGATACAAGCATATCCATAATAGTTAAAGCAAACCCCATCCATCTTTCAGAAAGTAATTTATTTATAATAAATACTTTTTCATATTGACCGTCTTTAATTTTTACAACTTTTGCATTTGTAATTGACATTATTTATCCTTTAAATAATAGTTGTTACAGCTTCACCAACAGCTATAAGAGTGCTAGCATTAGAAGTATTAGGCAATGCACACTTAAACTTGACAGGAACATCTTTTAAATATTCTCCAATTTCATAACCTACAAAAGCACTTGTCAATTGAAAGTTATTATAAGTATTAACCCATAACCCATTTGCTGACGCTACTGTTAATGTACCAAGTATTGCAATTTTTAATTCTTGTTGTTGTTGCATAGTATTTATAAAAGCATTTGTAAGTGCTGGGGATAATGCCAAGAATGTTAATGTTCCTGAGGCAAGCGCAGGTTTCATATATGCCCCTAAAGAACCATCACAAGACAAACGCATATCTCCGCCATCTTGTTGATCTAATTGTAACCATTCATCTTTACCTGGCGCAT